TATTACTAGCTTTGTTAAATTTCATTAAGTTTTCGGTAGCTTTGCCACCAGTTACAGCGTCTAATCCTGCTAGAGCTGCATAAGCGATCCAACCATAGCCAGGAATCCAAAGCATCGCTGCTTTTTGCGCCTCTGCTTGAGATTTGGCTGCTCTATCTTCGCTGTTGCCTTTCTCATTTAACATTTGTTGCCCAATTTGAGCAGCGGCGACAGCGGTGCCGACACCAGGAGCATATTGTGCTAACGATCCTGCTGTTCCACCAGAGAGTAAAGTTTGAGTTCCAGCGGCTGCGTTAAAGGCTCCTCCTGCTACGTTTGCAGCGCCACCTAGTTTTTCTCCGCTTTGATATTGCTTGTATCCATTATATGCCTGTGCTGCTCCACCTACTACTTGCAAGCCGCCGAGAGCTTGGCCTTCAATACTTCCTCCAGAAGTACCATCAGGATTTATAATTTCGCCATTTTGTCCAACTTTACCGCCATCTGACATCAGAGTGCCTGGCGAACCATCTGGCATGGCAACTGAACCAACTTCCGTTGCTGGAGGAGTATTAACATTTCCTACATTGCTTGGAACGTCGGCTGTTGGCGTTGTTGGAGTAGGCTTTGCATCAGGCGTTCCGCTAGATTTAAACGCACCACCGAGGTTTGGAAACCCTCGCATAATTTCGCTTGTTAAAAGGAGTCCACCAATGGTGCCTCCTTGTTGTGCTAAAGCGTTTCTTTGAGCGTCATCAGCTTTTTCTTTATCAGTTTTAGGTGGCCCAAACCGTTCTTCTACCATTTGAACCGCTTGCAATGGCTGGATGCCTTTTGAACGTAGGAACAAGTAATAAGCTCGTGGACTGTCTTTTGCTGCTGCTGGTTCGTAGGCCATATCAAATCCAAGTACCAAATACTGCTACACCGTTTCGAGCAAACATCGGATCACGCATGTGACCACCTGCATAAAGCACTTTGCCGTTACGGTCACGACTAAACTCTTCATTAAGCTGCTGCTCAAATCGAGGCCGGATACTGTCTAGGCCATGAATTTCAGCAAACCGCTCTAAAACACCCTGCTCCAATAACTTCTCTTGAAAAATACTTACGTCTGTATTGGCCAAGAATTGATTGTAAGCCCCGTTGTAGTAAGCCCATGTGACACCACCATCAGACACGCTTCCGCTCGTGTGCGTTGGCGGTGTGGCTCCTGTAGTGCCACCGGCTGTAGTCTGATAGTAGTTGCCGTTATAGAAGCAGTAGGAGTTAGCAGCAAAAGCAGTAGCGGTAGTCCAAGTAACCGGCCTAACGCTTCTGTCTGCGATGTATTCGAAGATAATAGTGTTGTTGTTGTACTGTGTTCCAGGCGTAGGACTAATCAACAATTCACTGTTAGTAATGCCTCGGATCTGGAATCGTTGATATACGGTCGTATTCAGACCAAAGCCAAGAAACTCTGCATACTCTTGTTCGGTCATTGGACCAAGCACCCGCCATCGAGTGTTTTGATTCCAGAACGTGTCGTAGTGATAATAAGAAAAAGACGCTGGCAACTGATACGATGCCTGACCAGTCACCAGCGTAATTGAACCCGATGCGTAACATTTGGGCCAAGGATACGCTTCAAATATGTCACGGTTAATTCTGTTGGCGATTGCAAGAAGCTGTTTAGTCGTAACTTCAGTGGAAGCAACCACGTTAGTTTCGACTGTATAGCCAGCTTCGTCCGCTACATTTTGAATAACCGTGGCTATACTCATGCTTTACGTGGCCTCCCTCGTCGCCTTACTTCCTGATCCTCTAGACGCTCATCTTGAGCTTCTATGATGCCCTCTTCAAGGGCCTCGGGTGCTGGGATCACCTCCTTTCGACGGTCACGAAGGTCGATTCCTTCGTTAGCTTCTACTCGTTGAAGTAACAACTCAACCTTATTTTCCAGAGCCTTGCGACGAGCTGTTTCGCCATCAAGCAACTGCTTCAGCTTTACAACCTCATTCTGGTCAGACTTAGCGGCAGCTAACCAATCTTGCGCTAATTTGACAAACTTAGACAATGGCCCAAGTTTACGTTTTACTTCTTCTGCCGCCACTGCAAGTTGCTCTACCGTCTTGAAGCCAAGGTAGTTAAGCTCTCGCATTGCGCTGCCGGTCATCATCGGCCATTCAGTAAGCGGAGTTCCCTCCGTAACAGGCTCGCTGCCAGCCTTAAAACGAGCGTACATTTCAGGGTAATCCTGCATGTCTTGCGGCTCAATACGACGAACCGTCTCGTCCATTCCAGGCCATTGAATTGAGATAGAAGGAATCTCATCAAAGATGGGACGACCTTCCTGACGGGTTTTCTCTGCGTTCTCGTTATAAGCGTAAAAGAACTTGATATTAGCACCCGAATACCGCTTCTTCGGCTGCGAGTTCCCTGACATTATAGACTGCCAATCAATCTGTGCCATTTAATCTCCTATAGATACACATAAACTGTGTAGCTATCTTATAGCACTAACCTTCAATGACCGTAACAGTGTTAATCGAAGCGCCGCTGCCTTGATAAACCGTAATGGGTCCACCAGGAATAAATCCATCCAAAAATATCAATCTATTGGCGTTACTGGTGCTGTCTAAATTAAAACACTTATTGGTAGCTGAAGGATTTACTCCCGTAAGGGTTTGACCCTCTAAGCCTACTCCAATAGCTGCTCCAGAGTGATTTTGAATAAGAAGGAACTTTCTAAACGGATTAGCTGCGAGAACTGTCGTGCTTGTAGCCGTTGGAATAGTTGGAGTGGTGGTTGTGGTATTTCCGGTATAAGCTGTCATAAATCACCTAAAAAAGTGGGGGGATTGAATCCCCCCGTTAGTTTACGAAGCCTTGGTAAACTTCAAGTAAAAGTATGAAGTGCCGTTTGATACCACTACAAAGCAGTTAGTATCAGCATCAGCATCTTTTACAACACCGACAAACCCACTTCCTACAGAGGCAGGAGTTCCGAACGAAGTCGTAAGCTCTGCTGCTGTTGGGGTGGTGTCGCCAACGTTGTTAATTGCCTGTTTAGTTCTTACACCAGCAGCCGTCGCCACTACCTGACCGGCAGGGGTAACAGTTCCTGGAAAAACACCATCGGTAACGGAAGCTGCAAGTTCCGCTGGCATACCGAGTCCCATAAGGGTTTGTGCGCTCGCCATAAATTCTCCCTAAAAAGCGGCTGCTATACGAGCCAGCCGCCAGATTGATTAGCCCACCCGAAGGTGTCCAGTTGATTTAAGCTCAACAGTTCCAGCTCCAACAAGCGTAGTAAGTCCTACTACGTTTTGAATCTTGGTTGTTGAGGCATCATCCGCTACTCCAGCAGTTGCTGTAGTGTTGAGGTTCGCATCAGCCGCATACGAAGCTGCGCATTTACCTCGGATGCCAGTACCAACTCCACCTCCACCAACTCCACCAACCCATACCCAAAGGTACTCGTTATCAAGTGCAGCAATTTGTGCAACACCGATCTGGAGGTTGTTAGAACCTGCATTAGTGGTAGTAAGTTCAGCAGCTTGGCCATCGTCAGTAATGCGAACAAACGCATACTGAGCAACGGCACCATCTGCCTGAACCAACATATAGTCGCCATCTGGAGTAGAACCTACTGCTCCGAGATGGCTAGGCAAAGGAATGGAAATTCCATCCCAGGTTTTTTTAGCATTAACGCCAAATGATCCGACTTGTGACATATTCTGTTACCTCCTTAATTAAGCGTAAATAACAGCCTGAAGTGCAGGTGCAGAACAACAGAGGTTTCCTTCAACGATGATAACCGTGAAGAAAGCATCCTGGTCAACCGGTCGAGCCATCTCTGGAGCAAGCGGTTTGAAATCTGCGCCACGAACCATGTCGAATGTCCAATACTTAGTATTGAGAAGTCGGCATGAGTTAGTCTCAAGCACTGCGGAACCGTATCCACCGTCGAATACGAAATCACATCCGTCGTAGCTAAGAACTCGGAATCCAGCTACAGCCTTCTTTGCAGGAAGCTGAATACGCTGAATAGCGGTCAAAGACGAGTGGAGGAATTTCCAAGCTGTACGATCCATCAGTCCAAGGTCTGGCTGCTCATCACCACGAGTTACCTGCGAGATAGCATCGGTGATTTGCTCCTGAACATTAGAAGCTGAAAGGGTTACGTTTACAGCAAGGTTACGAGCCCAAAGGTTCGTTCCTCGGTCGATGGTTCCGTAGGTACCGGAAGATGGCGAAGTCGAAACTGCCTTCTTGATACCGTCGAACTCAAGACCTGCGCTTCCTGTTCCGTCGCCACGAAGCGAGGTAGAAACGGTGTTCTTAAGACGGCTGATAGCAGCCTTCATCTTCATCTCTGCAAGGTCGAGAAGCTGTGCTTCATCTCGGTTTGCACGACGGTCACGACCGCTGATTGCTACAGGCTCATAAACCTGCTTGATAGCGAATCGGAACGCAGTCGCATCGTCGATTGCCGAAAGGTCAAATGAATCAAATCCGCTGTAGAAACCACCTTGAGCTGCATCATTGTACATGATGGGCTTACGGAGTTCATATCCACCGGAAAATTTACGAATAAGACCCTGGTCGTCCAGCGAAGCCAAAAGCGGATTGTGGTGAAGCACCTCATCAGCAATAGCATCAGACTGGTCGAAAAGGGTCGCTACGATTGCCTCTTCTAAATTAGCCATTTTAGTTATCCTTTAAGTTTATGGGATAACCAAATGGCTAAATTAGCTAATCACCGCCAAGTCGCCGCCGCAGGTTATCCCGAATATCTTTCGTTTGTACCCTGGGGGTTCCGCTTCCTGCGGAGCCAGATATTGACTTGGCAGCTTGCTTCGCCTTTTGGACGACTTGCTTTTGCTGCTGTATTACCGGCGCTGTGTTTAGTTTTTGTACTAAGCCAGAAAACACCGGATTACCGTTGACCACATAATTATAAGCCGTCTCTAGGACTTCCTCAGCGGAGCTATAACGACCCGTTTGCGTCAAAGCTTGTACCACGGGGGCCATCTCAGACTCTAACTGCGAGGCTGTTTCAGGGTCACGGAACAAAGGCTTACGGTTCATGAATGATTCTACGACCATTTGGTTCATGTACTCAACTGCCTTTTTTTCCTGCTCCTGCTGTAAGGTCGTCCACCGCTCCGTAGCGAGCTGTTCGGCCTCGTCCCTTGTCATGTATTGGGAATAGTCCGGCTGGTCATTGCCGGTCATTTGCTGCCGCTCAATAAGCTCCTGCGGGGAAATGCCGTAAGCCTCAAGCCATTCCATAGCCGTTTCGTATGGAGCTTGTTTCATAGCTCGGTCCCAAGCTATTGAGCGACGAGCGACATCAGTAATAGCTATGCCTTCCTTAGCGTATTCCTGCTCATAGTCTTTTATGGTGTTATACACCGACGAATTGCGCTCGATAAGCGTGTTAAGCTCCTGAGCTTTACGGTCGTATTGATTGCGAGTCTCATAGGCTCGACGATTAAGATAGGATTGCAGAATATGAGCATTTTCAGCCGTAGGATTAAGGAACGCTTCCTTCTCAATCTTGTTCATGTCAGCCGGAGGTGCGAAGACCATCCGTTCTTGGTTACTGACTTCGTTGCTAACAACTTGAGAATTTTCGTATTTTTCTCCAGTTTCATTAGCGGATGCTTGGCTACGATTCTCCTCTACATCACTGCTAAACTGCTTACTTAGGGTTTCACGAATCGACAACTCTGCCGGTTCACGATCTGCAACTACTTCGGTAGATTCTACATCTTGTACGTTATCTTCCATTTTTATACCTTTCTATCATTCTAGCCGTTAGGTCTTTAGCCAGCTTGCGTTCCGATGCTCCAGACTCATTGTCAGTCTGATAGCCACGGTCATACGCATCCCCTACTTCTATTGCCCCCGCCGCTCGATAAGCAGCCCGTAATTTACTTTTGCTTGTATAAATTTCTTTTGGATTGAGAGGGTTTCTAGTCGGCTCCATCTCATCTTGAATAAATAGGTCACGAGCATTGGTTTGCGCCCGTCGGTCTACTTGTTCTATTGGCACAACCTTCTTTTTGACCGGACACCATTGGAATAGTTTGTACTTGCTCATTAATCCTCCATCGTTGCTAAAAGAAACAAAACCTTAATTCGCTTGGCTTTCTTTCTACGCTTTTCAGTTTCAATGCGAGTTTGATATTCCGCAATAATGGCAGATACGTCTGCTCGCAATGTGTCTAAATCAATAGGCTGAATAAGTTCTTGCTCGGTAAACCCTGCCTGGAGTTGCTTTTCAACAAGCAACTTAAATTCCACAGAAGGCTTTTTCTTCTTCCTTTTAGTTTTACGCTGTCTCTCTTTAATAATTTGAGCGGCATAAGCTTCTTCAAAAGCATTATACCGCTTCTTAAACCCATCAGGATCTAGCAGTTGTACCTGCAAATAACTCTGAGGTGGCTTAAAGATTAAAAACATACCCTAAAACCTTTGCCGAGCTAGCGCATCAAACTCATTTATAAAATTTGCTTGTTTTGGATACCCAACCCCAAACCGTTTAATAACTGACTGGTATAGATCGATATGATCCTGACAAACGATTAGTTCTGAATCTTTACCTCCGTGCATCGACACTAAAAACTTACGTCGTTCATAGTATTTTTCCGCAAGCTCATTCTTAACAGCATTTACTATTCGTTCTCGAAACGGA